GGCGCAAATGTTGCAATGATCACTATATCTGGCGATGGAACTGGAGCTTTGTTAAAAGCTAACGTGGTTGGTGGTCATGTTGTCGATGTTGTTATACAAAACAGAGGTTCTGACTATACATATGCAGCATTAACATTTGATGATTCCATATCGCCATTAAATGGTACAGGATCAGGAGCCACAGCAAATGTAGCCATATCGCCACATGATGGTCACGGCTATGATCCTATCGAAGAACTGGGCGCATCTACTATAATGTTTAATGTTGAATTTGAACAAGATGAATCTGTTGATTTACCTACAGATAATGATTTCAGACAAATAATTGTTCTAGAAAATCCATATCTTGGAGGCACTTCAAGCTTAGCCACTGGATCAGCATATACGCTATATACTGTAGTAACTACATCTGCTGGTGTTGGTGATTTTAATACTGATGAGGTGGTTTATCAAGGAACAACTTATGAAGATGCAACTTTTACCGCAGATGTTATTTCATTTGATACAGTAGAGAACAAATTGTTCCTGAATAATCTTCGAGGAACATTATCAACAAACATGGCAATAAAGGGTATCGATACTGGCGCTATACGTGTTGTTAATAGCTATGTTAATCCTACTCTTGATTTATATTCGGGCAAAGTATTATACATAGCTAATAGATTGCCAGTCACCAGAGATACAGCACAAACGGAACGAATTCGTTTCATATTGAGTTTCTAACGAGGAATAAATGACTACCCTATTCAATTACGATCCATATTACGATGATTTCGATGAAGATAAAAATTTCATGCGAGTTCTTTTTCGTCCTGGCTACTCAGTTCAGGCAAGAGAATTAACTCAATTACAAACGATATTATCAAATCAGATTGAAAAATTTGGCAACCATATTTTCAAGAATGGTAGCCCAATTATTGGTGGTAAAATTTCCCTTGATAGCACAGCAAACTATATTATTCTGGATGCTCAATATAATAATACTGACGTTGTTCCATCAGATTTTATAGGCAAAACAATTGTCTCTTACAATTCAACAAAGTTGGTAAGGGCTATAGTTATTGCGGTTGATATATCAAATAACAATCCAGTGCTTGTTATAAAATATTTGACTGGTGATAGATTTGCAGAGAGTGATGAAATTCAAATTTATGGTCAAAATATCTATGCTCAATTAATAGATACTTCAGCTTTTGGCGGATCATATATTGCGAGCATTCAAGAGGGTGTTTATTATTTCAAAGGACAGTTTGTAAAAGTTACTTCCCAATTCTTAGTGGTTGAGTTATTTTACAGAACAGGAAATTCTTCAACCGTAAACACACAACCATCATATAAACTTGGTATTGAATTTGACGAAACAATTGTTGATGAAATTGATGATACATCATTGCTTGATCCAGCACAGGGCGCATTTAACTATCAAGCGCCTGGTGCTGAACGTTTCGAGATTGTAACTGTCTTATCAAAACGCACAATTGACTCTTCTGATGTTTCTTCATTCTTTGAAATCATTCGTTTAGTTGATGGCGTAAAAACAAAAGAGATCGATTATCCTATTTACAGTGAAATTGAAAAAACTCTTGCCCGCAGAACATATGACGAATCAGGTAATTACACAGTTGATCCATTTGTCATTTCTCTAGCAGAAGGCGATTCAGCAAACGGTATGTTTGATATCGTTCTAGACCCAGGTAAAGCATATGTCGGCGGCTATGATTTCCAAACAATCGCACCTACAACAATTACTCTAGGTCGTGCTAGAGATGTTGCTAATGTTGAAGGTTATGACATTGTAACAAACTATGAAAATTCTGTAGCAATTGATAACGTTTATGGATCATTAGATATTTCAAATTATCCAATACTTGATATCCATTCAGTTGCACATCAGGCAGTAAACACAACCACAACTGCTGCTTATAATTCAACAAAAATTGGTACGATTCGTGCCAATATGATGGAATACAATGATTCAACTACATTAGAACTAGGTAATACTCATTCGTTCATCATCAATACATTTGATGCAAACACTATATCAATTACAGGCACTACACAAGCAACGGGATCAAATACACGATCAATTAGTTTGCCAGCATCATTTTCATCAACAATTGGAACAGATGCATATGCAAATATGTATTTTAGAGTTACCGATGCGGGTGGAACAGCAATTTCTCCAGTTTTAGTTGAATCTTCAAATGTAACACACATTTATTTAACATCAGCTTGGCCAATTATTCCAGCATCAAATACTTTTTCACTAGAATCCGATTTTAAGAATGCTGAAAGTTTTGTTGCTAAAGATGGTATCTATAAAACTTTTGGTGCAAGTATCAATAGCGATTCAAAAGATACAACTACTGGTTTTGCTACTATATCCGGAACAAATTATGGTTCATTGATATTTGAAGTTCCTTATCAAGCAATGAAACCATCAACAATCACAAACTTAGATTTCTATGCAAAGAAATTTTACAGTAATAAAATTTCCGATGCTGGCGGTATAATCAGTGTTAGTGCTGAAGGAACAGATACTTTCCCATTCTGTGGATCAGTTGGTGTTATCTCTGATACAAATATTCGTGATAACATTATTTGTATGGTACGCTATGATTCAGCAGCAAATGGAACTTCTGGAATTGGTGCTAATACAGTTTTAGGATTAGCAAATAATCTATTCACAGTAACCGCAACCAGTAATACAAATTTTGAAATTGATCTAAACACTTCCGGTGTTAAAGTTGATTTATTGGTTAACACAAAAGTTAATAATGCCGAAAATTCTAGCACTGGTGCTATTCGTGGCAAGCAATTAATTCCAGCAACAACAGGATTAGACTTACATGCAAAAGTTCCGTATGAATTAAACGTAGCGGGAACACCAGGAACAGATATTCTTTATGCTGCAAATTCAGCAACACAAACTGCTGTTGGTGGTTCAGGATATGTATTTAATACGATCGGTTCAACCTTCTTTGATGATACTACACAATTAACCAATTTAAGAACACCAGGTAAAGCAGTTAGTTTGCAAGTTCCTGATGTTGTGGAAATTGTAAGAATTACCGATTCAAGAAGCCCAAGTTCAAACGTAACAACAGCAATGTTGACTAGTTCAACATATGATGTTACAGATAATTACTTGTTTGATAACGGACAACGTAAATCTCACTATGATCATGCAACAATTACTCTAAGACGTGGATACAGTGCACCAAGAGGAAAAGTGTATGTGACCTATAAATATTTAAGTCATCAATCTGCGCCGTCACCACAAAACGATGGTGTATTTACAGTTGATTCTTATCTAAAAGCTGGTTCTAATTTTACATATGATGAAATCTCATCATTTAATAATTCTGCTGAGGGAAAACTAGTTTCCCTAAGATCAGCATTTGACTTCAGACCAACAAAGGGAATTGGTACTACTACAATTTCTGGTGCTGTTAATCCAATTCCATCAGACACACTAACATCAAATTTTGATTATTATCTAAGTAGAATTGATCGTATTGTTGTAAAAAAATCTAGGGATTTTGAGGTTGTATCTGGCCAGTCTGCTATTGTTCCAACACTTCCAAGTATCACTCCTGGAGATATGTTAATCTACACATTAAATATTCCAGCGTATACCGAAAGTGTTAAAGATATTCGTGTTGATTTTGTTAATCACCGCCGTTACACAATGCAAGATATTGGTGCTTTTGAGAATCGCATCAAGCAACTTGAATACTATGTGACATTGAACACATTAGAAAAAGATGCAGCTTCGACAAAAATTATGGATGCCAATGGTCTTGATAGATCCAAATATGGCATTCTTACTGATAAGTTTTTATCTGATGATGTAAAAGCATCTAGGACAGATGTTGGTTATGATAATCGGTGCTTGATTGATTCTGGTGAATTAAAACCAGCAACATTGATGAGAACGATTGATCTAAAAGCAAACTCATCTGTTTCGACTGGAGGAACTAAAACTCTGCTTAAAGGTGTAAATGGACAATCTGTTTTAATTCTTGATTATACTACAAGTGCTTTAGCTACACAGCCATATGCTACAAAATCATCACAGATTGCTGGTGCTCTTTATGCAAACTTCAAAGGAACAATGCGTTTGTTCCCAGAATTTACTGGTGATGTTGATTCAGATACTACAGCAAAGGTTACGTTAAATTCCAATCAAGGTATTGAAAATGCATTCAACTTTATCAATGATGCATTCAAATATATCGGTGATAATAATAAACAGTGGTCTGACGATAAAGATAGTCCATTTGCTCAGGTAGCAGATTCAAAATGGTATCAAACAAGGACAGAAACAAATTTTAGTGATACTCATGTTGCTTGGGTTGTTCCTGGCAGAGTTCTTGGCAATTTTGCCGCAGTTAATGAGAATTCATATCTTACTGCCGGCGCTGAATTAAATCAGAAACAAATCACAACTTCAACATCACAACAAAATGTGGGAACATTTGTAACAGATTTGGCAATTCAACCATATATGAAGCAAAGACCAATTCTGTTTACTGCGTCTTCTGTTCGTCCATCAACGACGATGTATTCGTTCTTTGATGATGTGGATGTAAATAAGTATATTGTTGTTCCAAATAAAGTCACGTTAAATGCCAATACAACACTTATTACAGGCGAACGTATTTTATTTGCTAATACTATACCAGATTTAACTGCTAACATAATTTCTCTGCGAGCTGGCACAAATTCATATGATATGGGTTTTGTTGCAATCAGTGAAAAGGGTAGTGCTAATACATCATTCATCAATGAAACGGGTAAACCACTAGCAAGTAAATATGTTTATGGCGTAGA